TGCTCGCCGTGGGCGGTGAAGTGACGGCAACGGCGTTGAACCTTCCCGACCCGGAAGTCGGCGACTCGGACAAGGTGATTTCCGAAATCGCCGCAGTCACCGGCTACCCGCTTTACAAGTTACTCGGCAATGACCCGGTGAAGGCGAACAGCGACGTTCAGGACGCCGGCTGGTTGCGTGACACAATCCTCCCGTATCTGCGGCAGGACGAGGAAGTCCTCAACGCCAGCTACCTCCCCCTGTTCGGCTACGAATGGGTGGAGAATGCCGTGCTCGCCTATGACGACCCGGTGACAGTCAACAAGGCGTACGACCTCGACCGGCGCACACGGTACGTTGCGGGGAACATCTTCACCCCGAACGAAGCCCGCGCCGAAGAGGGCATGGAACCCATCGCCGGTGGCGACACGCTGATGATGGCGGCACAGCAGCAACAGAACCCGTTCGCGGGCATGTTCAACGTTGCCCCCACCGAAGCGGGCAAGACTCCCGAGCCGGCAGCGGCACCCGCTCAACCCATGCTGTCGCCGGATCAGGTCAATCTGTGTCTGACTGTCGTCGGGCAGGTCGCGGGCGGTACGTTGCCGCTGGCGTCGGCCGTGGCGTTGCTGACGGCGGCGGGCATCCCCGAGGCGCAGGCGACGGCGATTCTGACGCCGGCGGCGAACCAGCCGAAGCCCCAGGAGCCAAATGCAGAAGCCACGCCCGTACAACCCGTACCGTCAAAACCTGCGGGAGACGCCCCCGCCCCCGTTGAAGCCGAACCGAAAGCAGCGGCGGGAAAATGCCCGGACTGTGAAGGCGATTGCGAAGGTGCTGGAAAGCCTGAAGCAAAATCCGCCGCTGGCAGCGTGGATGTAAAGGTCACTCGCCCCGACCCCATCGCCGCGATCACCGCCGTCCTACAGCAGACGTTCATCAAGCAGGCGAAGCGGTTCGCAACCTCCCGCAAGGCCGAAGGCGACGAATACGACCTGAGCAGCTACGACGCCGAGATTGCCAAGGCGGTGTCGCCGCACCTACAGACGATCGCAAAGGCGGCAGTACAAGCCATCGCGCCGGAGTTCATGCGGGCGGGCGTGCCCAACGACGTGTTCGATGTTGTCGATGCGAACATCCAACCGGTGTGCGACAAGTTGGCGTTGAAGTTGGCGCGGTCTACGAATCAGACGACATCGCTCGCCCTGAAGGAAGCCAAGAAGCAACTACGGCAACAGATCGCGGACGGCATCATTGCTGGCGACACCGGCGGCGAGATGACCGCACGGGTGCAGGAAGTGTTCGACCACGCGAGCGACTACCGCGCCGAACGCATCGCCCGCACGGAAGCCACGCGGGCACGCCACACGGCAGAACAGGTGACGGCAAAGGAATCGGGCGTCATCGCGTCAAAGCGTTGGCTCGCGTCGGCCGATGCGTGCGACGAGTGTCTTGCAATCGCCAAGCAGTACCCGGAAGGCATCGCGATCGACAAGGCGTTCGGCGAGACGGACTACGGTCCGGTGGATGGTCCGCCGTGGCATCCGAACTGCCTACTTGGAGAAACGCCCGTCATTGCCCCTGGTGCCACGAAAGCCTTTTCGGCTACGTATCGCGGCCCCGTTGTTCGCATCGTACTCGCCAACGGCAAGACGCTCGCCTGTACCCCGAATCACATGCTCCTCACGCCGAGCGGCTTTGCCGTTGCCGGACGATTGAGCAAGGGCGACAACGTACTCTATTGCGTTGACGCCGATGGGCGTCAGGGCAGTGTTCCAAATGACAACGGGCGTCCATCCAGCATTGAGAAGGTAGTCAAAACGCTTACGAAATCGCTTGGCGTGTCGTCCGCTCGCGTGCCAGTTGCCGCCGAATATCTCCACGGCGACGCGGCCTTGGTCCACGGCGATATCCACGTTGTATCGACCAACAGCTTTTTGGAGTGTGGTCATCAAGCCACGCTCGCGAAGTCGGTCGCTGAATGCCCGCTCGTCGGGGGTGACGCCAGCTTGGATTGCCTCTCGGCGAACAGCAATCTTTCGGCGGTGTTCTTCGCTCTGCGCGACGCCACGGACGGCGGCGTGAGCAGCGCCCGCGAGAGCAAGGCGAGACTCTGGAGACATCCGAGCCATGCGGAGTTTGCAGGCGTCGGAGTTGGACCGAATGGCGTATCCAGCCTCAACAAGTCGATGCCTGATAGCGGGACGGGACACGCCGAGGCGTTTGGCAATGGCGAAGACGCTTTGCCCGGCAAGGTGCAACGCAATGACTTCGGCAACGTCAACGGGCACGCGCCGGGCGAGCACCTTTCTGCGTCGCCCAATCGGAATGCCAGCCATCTTGAATTGGCGGTAGAAGGTGGCAACCGTAATGCCAGCGGCCTCGCAGATGTTCTTGACCGGTTCCCCGGCATCATGCATCCGCTTGAGATCGTCGAAGTTCAGACGGGAACGTTTGATGGGCATGTTTATGACCTTGAAACCACAAGCACACTATACCTTGCTAATGGGGTGGTTGCAAGCAACTGCACCTGTTCACTGACCTATCACACGACGACGGGCAAGACGATTAAGAGCATGGCGAGCGGCATAGCGGAGCAGGGAATCACCGACGATGCCTGACCACAAGACCAAGTCCCTCCCCGGCAAGACGCTCAACGTCGATCTGGACGCCCGCACGGTGACGCATTACGTCACGTGCCCGACGCTGGATGAGGACGGCGAAGTCCTGTTGCCTCGCGGCGCGGACATCAGCCGGTTCAGCAAGGCGTCTACCGTGTTCGACGTGCACGAGTACGGCTCGCAATCCGTCGTCGGTTCGACGTTGCAAGGGTCGTGGAAGGTGACGGATGACGGCATCATCGCCACCACGAAGTTCGCACCGCGCCCGCCCGCGAACCTGTGGCCGGAGTCCGAAGCGTGGGAACCCGACCGCCTGCTGTGGCTGTATCACACGGGCGACCTCAAGGGTTGGTCGATCGGCTTCGCGCCGCTGGAAGGACGCCGTCCGACAAAGCAGGACCGCGAGCGATGGGGCGACGGGCTGAAGTACGTCCACACGCGGTATCGGGTGTTGGAATACAGCGTGGCACCACTTCCGTGCAACGGTGACGCCCTGACGCTGGTGCAACGCGGGATGATGTCGCCCCGGCTGGCGAAGGCACTGGCGACGGGCACGCGACCGGCAAAAGGCACCTGGGACATCAAGGTCAAGCCAAAGCGGATTGTGCGGCGGAAGGTGGTCCTGTGCCTGCCCCCGCCCCCGGAAGTCATCGCGGCACGGAAGGCGCAGCGGGAACGGGAATCGCAGCAGGCGAAGTTGCTGAGCTTGGTGACGGCGAAGCAACTTGGGAGGTTGTATGCGGACTGAGATAAGCAAAACCGACATCGCAAGGCTTTATTGCAGACTGAACTGCTACGAGTGGCCCGCAGAGCTTAGGAAGAGAACCAGATCATCGCCGTTTGTGGTTGGGTGGAGAAAGTGGCTTGTACGTCCTCTTTGGTTCCTGCTTCGCCGCTACATCGCAGATGTTGTTGAGCACGCCGAAACGATGGGCGCAATGAAGATGGCAGAGCACATTGCAGGGGAAAAGGAAGTTAGCCGGGTATGGAATACCGAACATTGCCGGTATCAACCCATGACCAATGAAGAGTTTGAAAAGTGGTGGGCGACAGGGAGGTTGCAGACTGAATATCGCGTCGGAGTTCCCGCAAAATACAAAGGTCGATCAATGCTGGAGTATTTCGCGGAATACATCCGCGTGCGTTTCGGACTTCACATAGTCACCTGACAAGGTAGCTCAATCGGCAGAGCACCGGCACAAGCAGCCGGATGTTGCGGGTTCAACTCCCGCCCTTGTCTTTCCCCATCGCATCGGACCGGACGGCTTACGCCAAGCCGGGTGATGCACTCCCTTCGGACCGGGTGACTCTCACGAGTCGAACCGGGTGAAGTGCTGCCATGGGGCATCGTTTCATTCTCAATCACAACCCGATCCGAAAGGAAGTTCCCCATGAAACTGAAAGAGTTGACCACCCTCCTCACGCCCCTGAGCGAAGCCGCCCGCAAGACGGTCCTCAAGGGCATCAAGATGGACGGCGTGGAAGTTACCGACGAGGAAGGCAAGCCGGTCGAAGTCACCGGCCTGACCATCGAAACCTCGAAGGGCAAAGAGATGGAAGTCGAAGTCGATCCCGAAGACGCCCTCAAGGCGGCTGACGAAGACCCGAAGGACGACGAAGACGACGCCAAAGCCGCCGCCAAGGCTACCGCCGTTGACGAGGAAACCGTCAGCCGTCTGGTTGCCAAGGCACTCGACGCACAGCGCAAGGCCGCTCCCGCTCCGCGCCGACCGATCGTCGAAGTGCGTGAACGCGAATGGGCGGTGCCGAAGGGCGTCCGCGCCGGGCAGACCAAGAGCTTCGTCGGCAAGTCGTCCGAAGGTCGTTCCGCCGACGAACGCGCCTACCGTTTCGGTCAGTGGTGCCTTGCCTCGATCGCGAAGCAGCTTCCCGGGAAATACAACTTTCCCCACGCGGTGAAGTTCACCGAGAACTACATCACGAAGGTGAGCACCGAAGGCAACAACACCGGTGGCGGCGTGCTGGTGCCCGATGAGTTCGGCAACGACCTGATCGACCTTCGCGAAAAGTACGGCGTCGCCCGCAAGGTGCTGAAGATTGTTCCGATGTCTTCCGACACTCGAACCGACCCGAAGCGCACCAGCGGACTGACCGCCTACTTCGTTGCGGAAAGCGCAGCCGGCACCGAATCGACGAAGGGTTGGGACCAGGTTCGGTTGACCGCGAAGGACTTGATGGTCCTGAGCCGGTACACCAGCCAGCTCAACGAGGATGCCGTCATCAACATTGGTGACGACCTCGCGGGCGAAATCGCCTACGCCTTCGCCAACAAGGAAGACGACTGTGCCTTTAACGGCACGGGCGCGGACACCTACGGCGGCATCACCGGCGTTCGTGTGGCGATCGACAACGTTGCGTCGAATGCCGGCATCAACACGCAGACGACCGGAAACACGTGGGCGGCGATCGTGCTCGCCGACTTCAACAACACCGTCGCCAAACTGCCGCAGTACGCGGACAGCCCGAACGCCTGCTGGGTCGCGCATCGCGCGTTCTACTACGGCGTGATGCAGAAGGTGGAACTCGCGGCCGGCGGCGTGACCTCTTACGAGGTTCGCGAAGGCAACCGCAAGCCCCGTCCCCTGTTCCTCGGCTACCCCGTGGAAATCTCGCAGGTGTACCCGTCCGCGACGGCGACTGCGACCATCGCTTGCACGCTGGGCGACCACAGCATGGGCGCGAGCTTCGGCGACCGTCGCCAGGACTCAATCGCGTTCAGCGAACACGCCAGCATCGGCGGACAGTCGGTGTTCGAGCGTGGGCAGATCGCGATTCGCGGCACTGAGCGTTTCGACGTGAACGTTCACGCCCCCGGCACTTCGTCCGCCGCCGGCCCCATCGTCGCCCTCAAGACCGGTTCGTAATTCGGTCCCACCGTCTGACCCTGTTCCATTCTGATTTAACCACCAACTACGAAAGGCAACCCCCATGATCCAGTCACAGAGCATGAAGCAGGTGCTGATGGTTTCTGCCGCCAGCACCACGGCGGCGGCTACCGCCACCGGCAACATCGACACCCTCGGGTACGACTACCTGAAGGTGAACGTTCTCCTCCCCACGGCGGACGCCGTTTCCAACAAGCCGACCGTCCTGAAGCTGTCCGAGTCGAATGACACCGTTGTCACCAACTTCGCGGACATCTCGGGCTTCGTCGGCGGGACGGACTTCACCATCCCGAACGCGATCAGCGCGGCAACGTCGATCACGCAGCCGTTCGCGACGCTCAACGTCGATCTGAAGGCGCGCAAGCGTTACATCAAGATCAGCGTTTCGCCCGCGACGACTCAGGTCGTCAACGTCCTGGGCCAACTCTCTCGCGGCAGTTCGCTGCCGAGCACGAGCGATATGGCGACGGTCGTCGTCACGGCTTAACCCCAACCCCCGCGCCGGTGGAAACATCGGCGCGGGGCTTCGCGGCGGATTGAGCACCCGCCCGCGTTTCACCAACAGGAGCAAGAGCATGGACGCGGAAAGTACGATTGTGACCGACGACGGCAAGGCACGCGACCTTCGCCTTAACCTTGGCGCAGGGACCATCGACCAATGGTTGCCGGGGTACGACAACAACATCGACGACCTGTACGGCGGCAGGGTGTACCCCGACCTGCGGACGAACGAAGGCGCGTTCATCGGTGACGGGTCGTGTGCCGAGATTCGAGCATCCCACATCCTCGAACACTTCGGACACGGCGAGACGTTGGACGTGCTAAAGGAATGGGTGCGAGCACTTCGCCCCGGCGGCGTGCTGAAGGTGGCGGTCCCCGACTTCGACTACATCGTCAAGGCGTACACCGAAGGCATCAAGACGCCGCATCCGTTCGAGGCGTACTTGATGGGCGGGCAGACGATGCCGAGCGATCGGCACGGCGCAATCTTCAACGCCGCCAAACTGACCGAGCTTTTGCGACTTGCGGGGCTGACGAACATCCGGCGGTGGAAGTCGGAAATCGCGGACTGTGCCGCCTACGACGTGAGCCTGAACCTTCAGGGCGAGAAGCCGATCCCGCGAACCGGCAAGCCGCTGGAAGGCGTACACGTCGTGATGACCGCCCCCCGGCTGTCGTTCACCGACCAAAGCACGTGCCTGCTGTCGGCAATCGGCAAGATGGGGATTCCCGTTCGTGTCGGCCAGGGCGTGTTCTGGGATGCGTGCCTTACCCGGCTGTTCGAGGCGTGCATTGAGGACGGGGCGAAGTACATCATCACCGTTGACTATGACAGCCTGTTCCGTCCCGAACACGTCATGCAGTTGCATGACCTGATGGAGCGGAACCCAGAAGCGGACGCGATCGCCCCGATCCAAATGGGTCGGGACCGCGACTCAACCCTGATGACCATTCGTCAGCAGGACGGCAAGAACGCCAGCGCCATTCGCCGCGACGTGTTCGACGCGGACCTGACGCCGGTGAATACCTGCCATTTCGGGCTGACGATCATCCGCGCCGCATCGCTCGCGAAGATGCCGCGACCGTGGTTCAAGGCGTCACCGGACGGCGAAGGTCGATGGGGAGACGGGCGCATCGACTCGGACATTCACTTTTGGCGACAGGCGGAAGCGGCCGGCATGAAGGTGTACCAAGCGAATCGCGTCGTCATCGGGCACATGCAGTTGATGGCGACGTGGCCCGACCAGAACCTTGAACCGATCCACCAATACCTCGGCCAGTATCGGGAGAACGGCGCACCCGCCGAAGTGTGGACATGAAGAACTGCGGCACCTGCTTTCACTGGACGCCCGGCGACGACGGGACACTGAAGCGGTGCGGCATCCTGTCGCGTCCGAACGAACGGGCGCAGGCGGTTGGCTATCACGGGTACGCGGGCACGCTGCTGACATCCAAGGACTTCGGATGCTCAGAGCATAAGCCCGCGACGTGGATGTTAGACACGAACAACGAACGGAAGGCGGCGGCTAGCTCCGCTCCTCCGCTCGCCCGTCCCGGTGATGAACCGGGGCGGGTTTGAAACTCAGGAGCACAGAGCATGTACGTTTTCACTCGACCCTATCGGCAGTTCAACACGGGCGACCCCGCCCCGACCGAGTACGACCCCGGCGTCACCGGGACGCTGGTTGCGCGTGGCGTGCTCGCCCCGGCAGCAGAACCCGAGCCGGACCAACTCCCGCCGTTCGTGCCGAAGAACAAGGCGATCGCGAGCGGTCAAAAGGTCAAGGTGAAGTCGTGGAGCAAACGGGTGAAGGTGAAGTGATGCTTACGTGGACCGAGTATTGCCGGGAGTGCTGCGGGCGAAAGCCTGACGCCCGCGATGGATGGGCGAGATTGGCGGCGCACTTCCCGCTCCTGTTCATCAACCCGCTGTGGCATTTCTCGCGGGCGCGGTGGAAGTGCTTCCAGCCCTCCATTGACGATGTTCGCGTGAACGGCAATCCGCTTCCGCGAGCGTTTGAGATTGTCGCCGTGTTCGGCTTTGGCAGGGTGCGAGCGTTCTACGGAAACGGGAAAGAGATTCAGCGGCACAGCCATTGGGGACGGGTGACGTTCAAGGTGAAGGCGTGACCTGTATCCCGCACACCCCGAGAGTAGCTATGGGATTCCCAATCAGGCCGGCAGCAATGCCGCCGTGGACGTTCACGACGACAACCACGACCACGACAGAGGTTCCGTGTTGCTTGGACAACCCCTCGCATGCCCGCTTTTACAGGCACTGCGGGAAGTCGGTTCAACCCCGACAGACAATGCGTGGCGAGTTGTACGGCTACATTCGGCACACCAACTCAACCGGACCGCGATAAATGGCTGACGAACTCCGCGCAAACTACCCCGGCTCGGCAACGCTCTACGCCATCGTGCGCCGAATCTCCGACGCCTACGTCTGGAACGGTAGCACCTTCGTTGTCTGGGCTGACGGCGACATCGCCAGCTACGACGTTTCCCTGACCAGTAACGGCGGTGACTACTACACGGCGAACTTCCCGACTTCGATTGCCGCCGGCGCGTACTCGGTCCTGTACTACCTTCAGGACGGCGGCACCCCCGCAATCACCGACCTGCTGTTGCCGGGCGGGCATGACCTGTACTGGAATGGGGAGAGTGCGAGCGACGAATCTGAAGTAGCAATTTCCGCCTACGCCCTGACGACCCTTGCGGCGGCGAAGACCCACATCGGCATCAGCGGCAGCACCTACGACACGCTGCTGACACGGCTCATCAACGGCGTGAGCGAACAGATCGAGCACATCACCGGCATGGCGTTCAAGGCCCGCGACTGGCGGGAACGCTTCGACGGTCAGTGGCAACGGCGGTTGGTGCTGCGGCATCGCCCGGTGCAGCAGGTGACGAAGGCGGTTTACGGCAACAACATCGCCTTGAGTGTCATCTACAGCGGCTCGGCAATCGACGCGACGGCGACGGTGTACGACGACCCCGAAAGCCCCAAGGGCGGCGGGTTGCGGCTCACGTCGATGAGTGCAGCGGGGACCGAGACGGCGAACAATCTGAGCTTCGTCACATACCCAACGGTTTCGACGCTGGCGACGGCGGTAAACCTCATCAGCGGATGGACGGCGACGGTGACGCGGGATGTTCGTTCGATCGAACTTCACCCCACCGGCGGCGAGGATGCCAAGTCGCGGGCGGTGACGCTGTACTACCCCGACCAGCGGATGAGCATCCTGCGGACGAACTACAACGTCGGGACGGTTGAGTTTTTCGACCGTGCCCCAGGCTGGTGGTATCCGATCAGCAACGACGGCAAGCGGGTATTCCCCCCGGCGTTCCAAGGCGTCACCGTCATCTACCGCGCCGGTTACGAGACGATCCCCGCAGACGTGCAGCTACTGGCAAATAACCTCGTGAAAGAGGAGTGGTATCTGCGGACGCAAAACACGGCGCTGGCTTCGTACTCGCTCGGCGTCTACTCCGTCAGCTTCGCGGCGGACCGTCAGGCGTCGATTCGGGCGCAACTTGCCGAGCACATGGATGCGTCGGCGTTTGTGGCGGGAGTGAATTGAGACCTGCCCGATGCGACTTTTATGACCACACTGCCGCCCTTCGCGAATTCCCGCATTGAAGCCTTGTGTTCGCCTACCTCCACCGCGCTGTTGTCGTGGTCAATGATTAGATACCTGTCGCCGGGTCTTGGCTCATCGTTATCCATTGCCCGATTGTAACCGATGCTCACCGCCCTCCTAGACAAGTCCGGCACCCTCGAACGCTCCACCATCGCCAAAGAAGCGGCGGGCGGCACCACAACCACCTACAGCACTCACGCCACGGGCAAGGTGTCGGTGTGGTCGAAGGGCGCGGCGAAGAACATGGGATTCAGCCGTCCGGACATGCTCGGCACGCACGTCATCGCGTCCGACCAGACCTACGGGGCACGCCCCGGCGATCGTTGGTACGTCGGGAGCGACTACTACCTGATTGAATCGGTGGAGACGTTCAGCAACGCAGCCGTGAGCGGCGAGACGTTGATTCTCCACAACTGCACACTGAGGACCATTTGAGCGGCATCACGTTTCAGACAATCCCCGTGAAGGTGTACGGGGAAGACAAACCGATTCGGCTTACGGCACTGGAAAGCGTTCCCCGGCTCGGCTGGCAGGATCATTTTCAGTGCGGGACC